TTACCGGCACGCCTGAAAATCCGGTGCTTAACCTGAGGCTGCAACCCGGGCCTCAAGGCCCTGCCGTAGCACTGGACACCACCCTCACCCACGAGGGCGAAGCCGCTGACGCAAAAGCCACAGGTGACGCGATCAGCGCAGTAAAGGTGAGGCAGAACGTCCTCACAGGCAGTGAAACGGGAAACCCGCTCAGCGTTGACGACGCTTTCCCTGCGCCCCCGTGCGGTCTGACCGTGTACGGCAAGAGCACGCAGGACGGGACCCCCACGCCGGATGTGCCTGTGCCTATCGTGAGCGCAGGCGACGGCGGAAGTTTGACGGTAAAGGTGACGGGGAAGAATCTGTTTTATGAACAGGGGTTTCAACAATATTTTATCAACTCGGTAGCAGACAGTGTTGGTTTGGCCGTCGGAAATGTATCAAGTGTTTTGCAAGTGGTTACAGGAGCTAAATACTATGTTACGAGAAACAAAATTGGAACTAAATTCCGTGTTGCGGTCGTAGATGCACTACCCACTAAAGGCTCTGTGGTTCGTCCGTCCAGCGCTATAAACGCGGATTCAAAACGACAAGTAGAAATTTCTGCTGCATCCAAGTACATGGTCATTCAATGTGAGGATGAAGCAGCTTTCAGTGAGCTAATGGTGTCGTTGGATTCATCCACCGCCTACTCCCCCTACCGTGAACAGCTCCTCACCCTGCCCACTCCCACTGGTCTCCCCGGCATCCCTGTCACTTCTGGCGGCAGCTACACTGACAGCACAGGCCAGCAGTGGGTGTGCGACGAGGTGGACCTAGAAAGGGGTGTAAGGGTTCAGAGGGTCGGGAAAACGCAAGTTAACACAAAAAACGGCACTCCTGAAGAAACACATCGCCTACGTATACCATTTAGCGGTAATGGAAAGAGTGGCAATTTTGACTGCATTATATCGGTAACCCCTTTCACATCGTGGACTTCTTGCGTTAACGACCGTTTTCTATATTTGAAAAACGTGCCAAAATCGGATGGCAGTTTTTACACAGGAGAAGAGCTGCTTGCCTTAGCTATTGACGTTGATTTTGTGTATCAACTCGCCACCCCCATCGAAACCCCGCTCACCCCTGACGAGCTATCTGCCTATAAAGCCCTTGCCGCTTATGCACCAGACACTGTGGTGCAGGCTGGTGACGGCGCAGGCATAAAGCTGGACTACCAGCGGGACGTAAATCTCGTCGTCAAAAATCTTGAGGACGCCATTGCGTCCATGACTACCACATAAGGAGGTACACATGGCTATCAAAAGTAAAGCCCGCCATGACCTGACCCTGCGCTCCATCAAGAGAGAAATTGCCGCAGGGCGTGACGTGGCATACTGGCTGGACAGGACGTATGCCCATCTGGACAGCGGATTGTTGGACGCCGACGACATCGCAGAGGTTGAGGCTCTGGCACAGGCGTACTACGATGCGCTGGACGCTAAGGACAAGGCAGATCAGGAGCTGAAAGAGAACGTGAAAATCGGGGCCTGACCCCGTGAAAGGACGTGATACATATGGCAATCAAACAGTACAGCCTGAAGAAGGACGGTGCAAAGCAGCTCTCTCCCGCGTTCCGCGTGCGGGAGTTCCGCTGCCGCGACGGCACCGACACCATCCTCATTGACGAGGGCCTTGTGGTGCTGCTGCAGTGCATCCGGGAGCACTTCGGTGCGCCGGTGGTCATTACCAGCGGCTACCGCACCGCCAGCCACAACGCAAGGGTGGGCGGCTCCAAATCCAGCCAGCACCTGCTGGGCCGCGCCGCTGACATTCAGGTGCAGGACACCGATCCGCTGGCTGTGGCCGCCTACGCCGAGAGCCTGATGCCCGGCTGGGGCGGCGTGGGCCGCTACCCAGTCAAGGCAGGCCGGGCAAAGGGCTGGGTGCACGTGGACACCCGCCCGAACAAAAGCCGGTGGACGCAGTGAGGGGGACAGCATGGCAAGTTACCTGATCTCTGATGCACCTTATGCATCGTGGCTCTCCGAGGTATTAGCTACACTGGAAGAGCACAAAATCAGTCAGCTCGCGATAGCCGCACATTTGCCCACAGGTGAAGTGTTCACCGGCTATTTCGGTATGGACACGATGGACAAGGCGCTGATCGCAACGAATATCCAGGCCGATGCCACCATGGATGTGGTCTGTGCCAACGGCCAGCGCATCCAGCAGGCGTGGGAAGATAGCATTGAAGATTCGGAGGATTGATACCAATGCAGCAGATTTTCTCGTACATCTCCGCGCACTGGATGGAGGGAGCCATCTGGCTGCTGACCTTCGGGTGGGGGTATCTGGTCAAAAAAGTGACCGAGTACAAGACCATCAAGGACGGCCTGCTGGCCATCATGCATGACCGGCTGTATCAGGCGTGCATCTACTACACCCAACAGGGCTGGATCGATGCCAGCGGCCTGAAGAACCTCGAATACTTATATCAAAGTTACCACGCGCTGGGCGGCAATGGCACCGGCACCGAGCTTTATAACCGGGCCAAGGCGCTGCCCATCCGCGATTAAATGCAAGCCCGGCGCTGCCGGGAGAAAGGACCTGACTATGAACGCACACACCTACAACGCCCCCACCATCTCCGCAGGCACCATTGCCCGCACCGCCTGCCTGCTGCTGGCCCTGACCAATCAGGTGCTCAGCGCCTGCGGCAAGCCCGTCCTGCCCATCGAGAGCCAGACCGTGGAGCAGCTGGTCACCGCCGGCATCACCACCGTGGCCGCGCTGGTGAGCTGGTGGAACAACAACAGTTTCACCGCCGCCGCCATTCAGGCAGACGCCGAATACGCCCGCCTGAAGCAGAAAGGCGAGTAAAACAGCACCCAGATGGTGTAAAAGTAATACTTTTTAAATTGGAAGTACTACTTTTTTAGCCATCTTTTACAGCAGCCTCGGGAGGTGCGCAACGGCCCTTCCCGGGGCTTTTTTGCTGTCCGTTTGAGCGATTCACGCAGGTTCGAGGGCGATTCACGCAGGTTTTGATGATTTTCGCGCCCAAATCATGTATAATCCAGACAGGAACGAAAGGGAGGAATTTCTATGGTAATTCCATGCATCTGCAACACAAACGTCACACAAACGTACACGTCTGCAACAAATCGCACCAAACGTGCAACAATCCCTTGGAATTAGTACCAACTCTGCGGGGTATTGATTTATACAGAACGCAGAATTTCAACGTTACGGGATGGTTTTTCTTGACGAAAATTCCAGAAAATGCTATAACGTAAGTAGTTGGGGGAAACGGTTTCCGCCGTCCGTTTTATCGGACTATCACATACATGGCGACAGGAAAGGAGACCTGGGATCATGACGAATAAAAAATTTAAAGTTGCTGCAATGTCTATGGCACTGACCGCATGTGTTGCGGCCCAGCCCCTGATCGCGAACGCGGAAGAGGGTGTGAGCGCCGTCTCGAATGGCACAACCGGCAGCACGTCCCAATCGGAAGAGGAAAGCTCTACGG